CCCTAGGGGTGACCCTCGTCGGTGATCTAGGTTTTGGTCCCACTTAGCCTACTGAGTGCTAACCTATTTTTCCTCATTTATAAGGAGTTTATTATTTATGAGCAAAGATAGCTATATCTATATAGAGAAGCATTACCGTAACCTAAAGGGGATCATGCAGGCATGTACTCTCTCTGATACCGAAATACATTGTGTATTAGGATATATGAAGAAGTACGAAATTAACAGAGGTCCAAAGGACCTTGTCTCTATGCTAAAGTCTCGAATTACTGACCTTATAGCGGTAAAGAAGATTTACAAGCGGCATATTGACACGACTTGGGTGGGTCCATTGCGACCTATCTCTCGTCTAGCTCTTCGGGGCAGGCGTGGTTTACGACGGGCACTAAGAGTTTTAAGATGTTACGGCATTTTTAAAGCTTCACACCCTGATTACTCTACGTGGTCCCAACATCGTTACGCCATTTGCGAACGCTATGAAAAGGTAGATTACTTAAGGCTTACGCCCTCGCATGAAGTGTTTCTGAAATCAAGAGGATTAGAATCGGTTTTTGACCGGTTTTACCCACTTTCGACTTCAAAAGCTCCACTTAGTCGAGACGTCAATTTACCAGAAATCGAAATAACGCCGAAGGAACATATCGAAACTTTGCAGTATTTTCCTACATTAATCGTAAACCATTATGATTACGTAGCGTCTCTAATTGGGAAAGATATGCCACCTAAAACTCACTTTCAGGCTTTGCAAAAGTCGGCTGTGAGGGACATAGCGGGTTCTACTGCCCTTCTCACGAAGGACAGGGGCCTAAAAACAAGATTAATTGCTAATCCTTTTAGGATTTTACAATTACTTTGTTCCCGTATTCACAATACGGCTATGGAACTTATTAAGCGACTTCCTGGTTCTTATGTTTATGATCAGGATAGTGGAGCCCAATGGGTGGAAGGAAAGCTGGCAGAAGGATGTGTTTTAACATCCCTTGATCTAAAATCTGCAACTGATAACGTACCAATGTTACCCCAAGTCGACATTTTAAGATCGACTTGTCCACATCTCGAAGAAGACTTGAATGTTTTTCAAGAGATCTGCCGAATGGACTGGTGGGGCGCATATGAAAATATGCGTTGGACAGTTGGAACTCCCATGGGGTTAAAGGGCTCATTCGCTCTCTTTACTCTTTGGCTAGTAAACATGTTTCTGATTTTTGGTAACACCAAAGGGAAATTTGCTGTAGTAGGAGACGATCTCGTTTTCGAGTCGTATCTGGATGGATTAGTACTTAACTTTTTGAGTATATACGAAGTCCCTATTTCTACTACCAAATCCTTATTCTCAAATTCATTATTTGCTGAATTTGTTGGCAAAATCATCGACAAGAAAGGAAGTTTAGAAGTTTATAAAGCTTCTCCATTCAAGTTCTACGATGACCCTATGGGTTTGATTAGACAGTATGGGCCAAGAGGTTTTAGATTTTTAGGCACGAAGGTTCATCCGGGTATCCGAAAGGATATTGAATTAGTTCACCAATTCCAAAAGTACCACGACTCTGCAACGTTGATCCCTTACGCAAGTAAGAAAGATCTTCGTCTTTTTACAGAGAAACGCGCCCGTTACTCAAAATACGGGATCTCATACATCATTCTTATGAAAATATGTGATGAGCAGTATCCAAGGTTTGGGTATTTGTATAGCC